GGGGGCATATTAACCATGTCTGTTGCTGCTTCTGCGAGTTTTACTATTGGTGAAACTATCACAGGCAGTATAAGTGCAGCGACTTGTCAAATAACTAGCTTACCCACGGCAACCAGCTTTGCCATTACACTTCCTACAGGAACTTTTTCTAGTGGTGAAACGCTTACAGGCGGTACAAGCGGAACGACTACTACCCTTTCTGCGGCAGTTGATTTCCTAGATGTGCGAAGCACCATTGATATTCTTAGCGCGGTGTTACGGCGTAATAACACAGATTATTCTATTCCCAGAGTAAGTAGGGATGATTATTTAACTATCCCTAATAAAACAACGACGGGAAGAGTAGATCAGTTTTTTTTAAACAGGCTTGTTACGCCACAGCTTGAGCTGTGGCCTACTCCAGATAACAATACTGATATTATTGTTTATAACCGTCTTACCCGCATACAAGACGCAGATACTTTTACTAACACTCTTGAAGTGCCTTTTCGGTTTTACCCCTGCCTCACGGCGGGGTTAGCTTATTACCTATCACTTAAACTAGCTCCAGATCGTACCACCATGCTTAAAGGTTTGTATGAAGAGGAGTTTATTGTCGCGGCAACCGAAGACAGGGATCGGGCTTCTTTTACCATTCAACCTTCCATTGCTTATGCGAGGGTTAACTAATGGCTAAATTTGCGGCTGGCAAATATGCGTTAGGTATTTCAGATCGTTCTGGTTTTGCTTACAAACTTAATGAGATGCGCCTGGAGTGGACGGGTGCTTTAGTTGGCCCGGATGAATGGGAAAAGAAACAACCTCAACTAGACCCTCGAAAGCACGTTACTGATCCACAAGCGTTAAAAGATCCACGGCCTACTACACCAATGGTTTTATCCATTTATGTAGGAGTACCTAATGTGGCGGATAATGGAAACTGGAAGCCTATGAATTGTTTTGGACAAGTAGGCAACGTAACGGTGACAACAACCTAATGGCCTTTACTTACGCACAGTTAAAAACAGCACTTCAAGATTACACACAAAACAGTGAAACGTCTTTTGTGACCAATTTGCCTGTTTTTATTCGGTCTTCGGAAGAACGTATTTTAAAGACCGTTCAATTGACGTTATTTCGTAAAAATTCGTCTGGAAACATGACTCAAAATGATGAGTATTTGTCGATGCCGACAGATTATTTAGCGCCTTTTTCCTTGTCTTATACCGATTCCGACAACGACAAACATTTTTTGGATTTTAAAAGCGTTAACTTTATTCAATCTTTTAACCCCGACAGCACCACTACGGGTGGCCCTCGTTATTACGCTAATTTTGATGTGGAAAACTTTATTATTGGGCCTACCCCCAACGATAATTTTGTTGTTGAGTTACATTATTATTATCGCCCTACGAGCTTAACCGCAGGAGCGGACGGAGATACCACTTGGCTCAGTACGAATGCCGAGTTAACGCTGTTGTATGGGGCTTTAATAGAAGCTTATATTTACATGAAGGGTGATCCAACCCTGATGCAAGAATACGAACAGCGTTTTGGAGAATCTTTGGTAGCCTTGAAGCAATACGGGGAAGCTAAAGAGGTTACTGATGAATACCGTACTGGCATGGTTATTCGGGAGAAAACATGAGTCAGGCGCAGGTGGGGTTCGGGCCTACCTTTAAGGTGGACGTTCAAACTACGCATAACAGGGGCTTTACTCCAGAAGAGGTTGCCGAGCGATGTGCGAAAAAGATTGTGAGCATTTCTGATTCGGTGACTGATCCGATGGTGAAGGCTCAAGCAGAGGCTTTTAAAAGCCAAATAACGAGCTTAATTGCAGTTTATATGAAGGAAGCTATAAAAAGCGATAGGACGACGGTTTATAATGCGATTAAGAACGCAGGTCAACCCAAATTAGCCGAATTGATTAGGAGATTATGATATGGCTTTCACCGGAAACTTTATGTGTACCAGTTTTAAGGTAGAACTTATGAAAGGTGTACATGACTTTACAAATAGTTCAGGCAACACTTTTAATATAGCGTTGTATACCAACAGCGCGTCTTTTACCGCTGCTACCACGGCTTATACTGCCACCAATGAAGTAACAGGGACCGCCTATGTAGCCAAAGGCAATGCCTTAGTAAATGTTACGCCTACCAGCACAAGCACTACAGCCTTTACCGATTTTGGGGATTCTACGTGGAGTACCTCAACCATTACGGCGCGAGGGGCAATGATCTTTAATGACACCGCTGCTGGCGATCCGAGTGTAGTGATTCTGGATTTTGGGGCAGATAAATCCTCAAGTGCTGGTGATTTTGTAGTTGTAATGCCTACTGCTGATTCGTCGAGTGCCATTATTAGGATAGCTTAATGGCCGGAGTAACCGTCGGCCTTGAAGGCTGGGGCATTGGTGCATGGGATTCCGGTTCATGGGGGAAGACCAGTGCCGGACAGGTAGGCACCGCTTCTGTTGGAGCAGCCACCGTTACAGGAGATGCCAATGTTTCTCCTACGGGTCTGGGCGCAACAGGTAGTGTAGGTAGTGTTACGGTTGCTGTTGTTTTTCATATTAATGTAAATGTTACAGGAGTAGCGGCAACAGGACAGGTTGGAAGTGCAGCAGGAAGTATTCCAGTAAGCGTTTATTTACAGGGCTGGGGTACAGGAGATTGGGGTGATGCAGGTTGGGGGTATGCCAATGCTGGATCAGAAGCAACGGCCTCGGTGGGAACGGCAACGATTATTTCCCACGGTACAGTCACCTTAACAGGACAGGCGGCTACGGGGTCAGTAGGGGCAGTTTCGATTGTCTCTAATAACAATATTAGTGTTACAGGGCTGGCTGCAACAGGGTCGGTAGGCAGTGCAAGTGTTACGGGGGATAGTTCAATCTCTGTAACAGGTTTAACAGCTTCTGGGTTAAGCGGCACAGTAACGGTAACGACTCAAAACAAGTATAGTGTGACAGGAGTACAAGCAACAGGTTATGTATCCGGTGTTCAAATTTGGCAGGAAATAACGCCTTCACAGGACGCTAATTGGACGGAAATAGCCGCTTCACAGGACGCTAATTGGACGGAAAAAGCCGCTTAATATGAGGTTTAACTATTATGGCAACTTATGTAAATAATTTAAGACTAAAAGAAATCGCCACTGGCGCTGAAAGCGGGACGTGGGGCACATCGACAAATACGAATCTTGAGCTTATCGGTGATGGCCTTGGTTATGGTACTGAACAGGTAGCTGCGGATTCCAATGAAACCTTTACTATGGCTGATGGGGTCGCAGATGGTGTACGGGGAATGTACCTTAAATTCACGTCTGCTGGTTCGTTAACAGCAACGCGCACCTTGACACTTGGCCCTAATACGGTTTCCAAGGTTTGGATAATTGAAAACGCTACCACAGGTAGTCAGATCATTACGATCAAGCAGGGTTCAGGCGCTACTGTTAATATAGCTAGTGGCACGAAGAAATTAGTGTACACAGATGGGGCAGGGGCTGGAGCCGCTGTGTATACGGGATTGGACGCAGATACTGCTGGTGCTGACATAGCTTCGGCAACGGCCACCGACCTCACCGCCGCTACCGGCAATACAGTAGTCATTACAGGCACAACGACAGCTACAAGCCTCACAATGAATGTGGGTCAGCAGATGATACTGCTACCTTCTGGCGCATGGCCTCTGACGTATCACGCAACGACAATGAATATTAACGGAGGGGTGAGTTATACCTGTGCTGCTGGCGATAGGATTTATGCGGTCAAAGATTTAGCGGGTGTTATCCGAGTGTCAGTGTTTAAACAGGATGGCACTGCGCTTGTCCCCGGAGCAGCCTCATCAGTGGCAGTAGGTGACATCACTGGCGCTGGTACTGGAGTATTGACAGCCCTAGCAGTCAACGTAGGCTCTGCGGGCGCTCCTGTCGTGTTGAATGGTGCGCTAGGCACACCATCAGGCGGTACAGCTACTAATCTGACGGGACTACCTCCTGCTGGTGTAACAGGTACAGCCGCCATTCTAGGTGCTAATACTTTCACCGGAATCCAAACAACGCCAAATCGAACTTTACCTGCTGGTGGACAGGACTTATTAACTGTGCCTTCTGTTGACAACACAGCAACGGGACAAACAACGTCTGCTTTTGTTTCTGGTTATTCATCTTCCGCTATTGGTGATTTGGTTTATCTAGCATCCGACTCTAAATGGAAACAGGCCGATGCTAATACTCTTGCTTTATATAACGGATTGCTCGGAATTGCTCTTGAAGTTTCTGCGGCAGACGCAAGTTTGCTTGTCGCTCTTTCTGGTTCATTTGTTTATGCGGCAACAGTATTCCCAACATTTACGATTGGCTCCCCCGTTTACATGAGCGAGACAGCCGGACTAGTGACGAATACAGCGCCAACGACCACGGATGCGGCTAGGCGTATTGTTGGTTGGGGAGTACACGCTGATAAACTGTATTTTAGTCCTTCACAAAACTATATAACGCACACTTAATTATGAATAAACTAAACAAACTTCTTGCCTCCAAGTCACCGGAAGAAACACAGGCTATTAGTCTAGTTGAATTTCTAACCGTTGAGCCGCATGAATTCACAGTAATTAAAGGCGATAATCAGCTTGATATTGATATAACTTCAATTTCTACTGATAAAAAAATGCTTGTGGTAGAAGCTAACTGCAAGCTGAATGGGATAGCTGTATCCACTAATAACCCGCTATGTTTTGTTGGCGCTGTCATCCTAGTATCTGATGGAACTTTTGAATCATCTTTTAATGAAGACCTACAGAAAACAGTTTCTATTCCAAATTTTCACGAGGATGCGAAGGCTGCGCTAGAGCAGCACGTACTCACCGCTTTAGAGTCATCTGTTTTGGGGGATTCATCATGGGGACGTTAACCGTTTTTACACAGTCGGAAGGATATGCCAATCGATATTATAGTTATGAAACATGGAGTGTAATGCACGCCGGTGCGGGTACTGGCGCTTCTAACCCAACTGGCGGTGCGGGTGTTCAACTAACTCAGTTCGTTACCGGCCCTTCTACAGGTAACTATCAACAGATGAACAGAGGTATGTGTACCTTTGACACAAGCGCATTAACTAGCGCCGCGACTGTTACAGCGGCTGTTTATAGGGCTAATCCCAATCTTCTGGCCTCGACGTTTTTCACTGGCCCAGTTAATGCCGCCCTCAAGATAGGCGTATACGACAGCACTCAGGCTTCTGATACAACGGTGGTAGCGGCTGACTATCAAGCTCCGGGTACGACTTTACAATCTGACTTTATATTTTATTCAGCAATGACTCAAGATTCGCAGTTTGAGCTTACATTAACTTCCACGGGTCGTAGCAGTATTTCAAAAACCGGAACTACTAAGTTTGCTATTTATGAAGGAACATACGATGCTCCTAACAGCGCCCCTCCTTTTAGAGCTAGTTCATATTGGTATATTAGTGTTTACAGTGACTTTGGTAATGCCACTTATTCACAACAACTGGTTATTACATATACGGGCGACCCAACGGTTACTACACAAGCCGCTAGTGATGTCCTTCCAACTTCTGTAACGGGCAATGGAAATATAACAAGTATAGGCGGAGCAAGTCCGACTCGGCGCGGGTTTGCTTACAAGGTGGGAACGAGCGGAGACCCGACAACATCAGATAGTGTCTCATATGAAGACGGCTCTTTCTCGACAGGCGCGTATACATTATCAATCACAGGTCTAACCGAATCGACCAGTTATAGGGTAAGAGCTTACGCGGTTAATTCCGTAGGAACTAGCTATGGTTCCACGGTGCAGGAGGCTACCCCAGCATCTACAGCAATAAAAACAATCGACGGCCTTGCTAATGCTTCAATAAAAACAGTTAATGACTTGGCAATTGCGTCAATGAAAACATGGGACGGTCTGGAATAGCGAAAGCTTTACGCTGATTCGGGGTTAAGGCACTGGTCTAATGAATGGTAATTATTTATGCCTTTAACAAAGCTACAGTTTCGACCGGGGGTTAATCGGGAAACCACTTCCTACACTAACGAAGGAGGCTGGTTTGACTCCGAGAAAGTGCGATTTCGTTTCGGCTTACCCGAAAAGATCGGTGGATGGGCTAAAACCTCTTCTTATAGCTTTTTAGGCATTTGTCGTGCCTTACACACTTGGGTAAATCTCTCTGGGACAACGCTTACCGCCGTAGGCACTACCGTCAAATACTATATCAATGAAGGCGGTCAGTATTATGATATTACGCCTTTACGCAGTACCACAGCCGCTGGAGATGTCACCTTTGCTGCCGTTAACGGCGAGTCTACTCTTACCGTTACCGATGCCAGCCACGGCGCTGTTGTAGATGATTTTGTCACTTTTGCAGGAGCCGCCTCTCTCGGGGGTCTAATCACCGCTGGGGTGCTTAATCAGGAGTATCAGATCACTGAGGTTGTTAACGATAACAGCTACAAAATTCAGGCTCGTAGTGCGGGTACGTCGATTCAAAGTATTACGGTGGATGGTCAACTTGCGCCTACTTTAGTGACGGCTAACGGCTCTGACACCGGCAATGGTGGCGCTTCAACCATTGGCTACTATCAGCTTAATTCGGGTCTGACACTTTCCGTTCCCGGTACAGGCTGGGGCGCTGGCACATGGGGTCGTGAAACGTGGGGATCAGGAATTTCTGCGTTTTCTATCACCACAGAGTTACGGGTTTTTACGCAAGATAACTTTGGTGAAGACCTTATCTTTAATGTCAGGGACGGTAATATTTATTACTGGGATACAAGCGCAGATACATTAGGGACGGATCGTGCTGTACCCCTTACTGCCGTAGCCGGTGGGAATTTGTGGGTAAGTGGAACCTCTTATGTGGTTGGAAACACAGTTTACTCCCCGAGCAATTACCGCAGCTACGAGTGCGTTGTTAATGTCAGCGGAACCACCGACCCTAGTGCAGATGCCACTAACTGGACAGAAATCAGCGATGCAACCACGCCCACTAAAGCCAAGCAGGTTCTGGTGAGTGACAGGGATCGCCATGTGCTTGTTTTTGGGGCTGATCCTGAAAATGATATTGGCACTCAAGACCCTTTGCTTATTCGCTTTAGCAGTCAGGAGTCGGTGACGACATGGGCGGCAACGGTTGAAAACACGGCGGGTGATCTACGGGTTGGTGCGGGATCAGAGATAGTTTGTGCGGTAGAAACGCGCCAACAGTTGCTTGTGTTTACTGACGTGTCGCTTCACGCCATGCAGTTCTTAGGTCCTCCTTTTACTTTTGGCATTGACCAAATATCCGAGAACACGACGATATCTGGCCCGTTAGCGGCAAAAGCAGTGGACGATGCTGTGTTCTGGATGGGGGTTGAGGAATTTTACGTGTACACAGGGCAAGTGCAGAAACTCCCTTGTACCGTGCGCTCCTATATTTTTAATGATTTTAATCTCGAACAAAAAGAACTGGTGACTGCTTGCCTTAACAGCTCTTTTTCTGAAATCTGGTGGTTTTATCCTTCGGCAGATTCCACAGAGGTGGATAAGTACGTGGTTTATAACTACGAGGAAAAGGTCTGGTACTACGGCAGCATGGTCAGGACTTACTGGTTAGATCGCGGCGTTAATGATTATCCGATGGCCGCAGGAACTGATGGTTACCTTTATAACCATGAATTTGGTCTTAATGACGGCAGTACCAATCCTCCATCAGCCATTACAAGCAGCATAGAAAGCAGCCAGTTAAGTATTGGCGATGGCGATGACTTTGTTTTCTTGAGTCGTTTAATCCCAGACGTGACTTTTGCCGCTTCCACAGATGCCGCTGCAAGCGTGAACATGACGCTGGAAACACGTAACTATCCCGGCGGAAACTACTTGCAGAGCAACGCTTCGGCGGTCACGCAGACTGCTACAACGCCCGTGGAGCAGTTCACCACCGAAACCTACATTCGGCTGCGTGGTAGATCGTTTGCCTTAAAGGTGGACTCCAATACGGAAGATATTCAATGGCGCTTGGGCAGTCCTCGGGTGGAAGTACGCCCTGATGGGAGGCAGTAGTGGCTGAAGAAACTTCAGGTAGCCGTATGTTTGCGCTTATGGCTCCCAATGACATCGAACGGTTTCTCGATAAGTTAGGCACTCATCGTACAGATATTATGTCGCGTAGGCGTCAGTTAGAAGAAATATTACCTGCTGATTCTCCTGAATTTCGTTTAAACGCGATTACCGCGCAAAATTTAGATTTAACGCTGACTCAACTTAACAAAATTATAAACAAACCCGAAGGTTTTCCAGACGCTCAAGGCCGTCAAAAACCATATACAAGTCACGGTAACATACAAGAAGCAGCATCCTTTATAGAAGAAACTTTAGAGGACTACCTCAACCTGCCTTTTAACGCTGAAAAAGCCGCGAAAGATAACGAAATGATGGAGAGAGCACGATATGCTGTACCAGGACCGGATGGGTCCATAAGTAGAGGCCCTTATTTGTATGATCGATTTAGGGCATTACAAACCGGTACGATTCGTATCTATAGCGATGAAACAGGGGGGAAACTTCGTGAACCGGACATTACGACTTTCCTTGATCCGTCTGGAAACGTAGAGTCCGTTGG